TAATGATCACGGCATTCCTTGCTTAGATTAGCCGTTCTTAGTAGTACTGTTTGAATCATAATCTCACCTGTAAAAATTTAATTGTTTCTTGCCAAGGGTTAATCTCAACGCCTTGGGATTCTGCCCACTTACTAGCTACTAAAACTAGATTGTCGGTCATTTCAAAGAAAGGCAGTGACATTGAGTCATAAGCCTTATTTAGTGTTTCTCGTAGTGTCATTTAGCACTCCTGCTATTTAAAACCGCCCTAGCTTCTCTCGAATGTAGTTGGCGGGTGGAACATTCACCTCCTTACGAGTTGGCGATTCTTTAGTCTTCGTCAACTAATTCTGCGAAACTGTCGCAACATTCATGTAGAAAGTCATTTGCACAATCATCTAAGTGCTTTTCTTTTTCCTTGTCTGTTAGTGAATCCCAGTTTTCAGGTAAATCCCAGTAATCTACATGGTCACCATTAGCCCAACCAGTGTCTACTGTAACTTTAATCTGCTTACTCATATAAACCCCTTATTAGTTAAAAGTCGGCCAAGGGTTGCGCCTCAGCACGCCTAGTCTTTCCCAGTGTCAACGAATTTAAACAGTGGCCCCATGCCACTAACCAAATACTAGCCTAAACATTCAGCTTTGCAATTGGCCAAAACTTACAAAATAAAAATAAAGTTGGTAGTTTTTGCCACTGCTAAAATAAATGGATTGGCTAAAATCAGGGTGTAACTTAAACAAAGGGGATGAAACATGACAACAAACCAACCGCAAAAAACAGACTCAGCAGGCCTAGCTTATAAATATGGCTATCAGGCAGCAGCAGAAGGGCAAGAAAAGCAAAAACCATATAAAGATGAAACAAAAAACAAAGCATGGGTATCTGGATACAATCAATCTTGCAAAGATTTTGACATAAAATAACAAGGAGCCTCGAAAGGGGCTTAGGTGACTTATGACCGATAAACAAAAAATCCTAAAATGGTTTAAAACCCGCAAATACCTAACTTGTATGCAAGCCATACATAAATTAGGCGTGTATAACCTTAGAAGCCGCGTTTGTGAAATAGCAGGCATTAGCTCGGAAATGATAACAGTAACCCGTAGCGATGGCGTAGAGACGCGAGTAGCACGGTATTCGTTAAATACGTTAGAAAAGGATTGATGGTTATGAGCAAAAAGCGCGCTTACATGGTGCAAGATTGGTGTGAATTCTTTGAAAGATGGGAAGACTTAAAGTTGGATTTAATGACATTAAGGCAGGCGCAAAGATTAGTCATATCTCACGGTTCCTTTCTTAAAATGCGAATAGTAAAAAGGAGTACAAAATGAGTATTAAAGACTTACCACATGTAACAGTTGAGCAGGTATTAGTATTGCGTAAAGCTGCTATTGAGTTAGAGCAACAACTAGCCGACCTAAAAGCCGACAATGAAGAACTAAAGGCAAAATGGGAACAGGTACTCTGTGAAAATCTGGATTTATCGGCTGGCATAGCCGCCTTTAGGGCCAGTCTGCCAAAGGTGCGGGCGGATGCTGTTAATGGTTATCACTCAGAATTAATTGCGGCTACAAAATTTATTTTCCATCCCCATTTTGAGGGCGTGAAAGCAGTGTATTTTGGCAAACTGGAGCAAGACAATGAGTAAGCAAGTTATTATGAGCTGGGTTGATGTGGATATAGCACTACCAGATGAGTCGCACGATACTTTATTAGTATCTATTCTAAATCATGATGGCAAGCGGATAGTTGACACAGATGCGTTTTACATAGATGAAGGCGTGTTTAGATTCTGGGGGGAGGCTAATTCAGCTGTGGTTACCCACTGGATGCCACTACCCCTACCACCAACAGAGGAGGCGTGATTGTGAAATTTAAAGAGAAGCGCTGGGAAAGGTTTAGGGAAACCAATTATCTTGTAAGCACTCACGGAGAGATAGTTAATGGCAAGACAGGCCTTGAGAGGAAGCCCCAGAAGAAAAGTAACGGATACCAATCAGTAATGCTTTGGCAACATGGCAAATATAAGACCTTTTATATACACCGTATAGTGGCTGAATGCTTCTTGCCTGTTGATGAGAAAAAGGTTTTTGTTAATCATAAAGACGGTAATAAAAGTAATAATAACTTATCTAACCTAGAATGGTGTACAAGGTCTGAAAACGCAAAGCATGCATTTGAAACAGGCCTTCAAAGTCCAACTAGATTAAATGGCTGGGCTAACGGGAACTATAAAGGCCCTATAGTGGGGGTGAATATTAAGACAGGAGAGGAAGTAATAATGAGATCCCTACCTGATGTAGTTAATTACGGATTCACATCTTCAGGTGTCGGCAAGGTGTTAATGGGCATGTATAAGCAGCATAAAGGGCATGTATTTAAGAGGCATCCAAACAGCAGTAAACCTAATGCAGATATTGATTAAGGAGGGGTTGGTGTGAATATTTGCAGAATCGAAGACTGGCAGAGCACAAGCAAGCGCTATGCAAAAGAAACAAAGCTAACTTACACATTTAAAAATAGATTTACAGGTGTTAGGGTTGAAACTATCCCTGTATTCGGATGGAACTCATGGGCTACGGATAAATCACGGCATTTTATGGAGTGCAGAAAGACGACAATGCTGGAGTTTTAATATGAAAGAGCAAAACCTACTAGACCGCCTAGAAAGCGCTAAGCGCCGCATAGCTAAGCTAGAAGCTGAGAACAACAAGCTGACGAATGACAATAAATCTAAGAATGGATTAATAGCAAACCAGAACCTTAGAATCAAAAACCTTAGATTCGTACTGGCAAACTACGCAGAAGAGCTGCCAAATGGCCATGATAAAATAGACATATGGCAGGCGATAGCAAGCGACTGTAAACACTTATAAGGGCTTAGGCCCTTTTTTTACGCCTATAAAAAATCCCGCAATACAGGGTAAAGCCTGCGTGAACGGGGCGAATTAATTATAACACAGGGGTTTAACTTGGTGTAAGTATTGGGTTATAATTCACTCAACGCTTCCGCCAAGGCGTGTTTTAAATAGTAATGTACGGAGAGGATTTAAGTGTGTGGTTAAGGTAGCGAACTTGGCGGTTTGTATACTACTAGCCTTCAACTACACACTTAAGTCCTTTTTTTATGCCTATCTAAAACACCCTCCAAAGAAGCTCGGTTCGCAGCCAGAGCGATTAATTAACTTCTCCAAGCAGTTAGCCTAATTATCCAATGATAGCGCATGAGAGCCGACTGGGTGCGCTTTAGGATTAAGGGAACCAGATAAGTCCAACCATTGGACGCCCTAATAACGTGGCGACAGTCACACATAATGCAGCGTAAGTATATTGGTCTATGACCTTGCTAGAATTGCTTTGTGTGGCGGTAGGGAGCGTTAAATGGTCATCACTGCGCTAAGTGTTAGAAATAGTCCCTGATTAATGTATTGCGTGTGACATTAACAAAAAAGCTCTATAGACCTCTATGAGGAATTATTGCTGAATTGCCTTAAGTTGAATTTTACCTGATTCTCTTAAGGCTTTTTGTGCCTAAAGATATGACATATAAGGAATTAATATGAGTAATAACAACCACTTAGAAGTAACTGCAAAATACTTACACGATAACAGAACACCTAAAGGCTCATGGACAAGAAGCCAATTTGAGGTATTAGGTATTGAGTGGCCACCTGCTAAAGGATGGAAAGAAAAAGTGATCGGTTTAACTATCTCGCCTGAGCAACAATCGATTTTTGAAAAGAAATTAAACGCCAGTCAAGCGATGGGTAAAAAAGAAAAAACCATGAAAGTTAGCAGGGCTATTAAAATGCTAAAGCTATCTGGCTACAAAATAACTAAAAACGGCATAGAAGTTTGATTGGCAGAATTTATCAATGATTTAAGTGAATATTGGTAGTTTTGGCCAATTACTTAAATTAACAGGCATGGATAATAGGCCTTACACAAACAAAGGAGCATAAAATGAAATCAAACCAAGCTGTAAACTATCAAATGCTAGAAAAGCTATTTGGTGAAATGGATCTATCTGAGTTAGTTGATGAAATAAACCATATGCGTGAATTTCTTCACAAATTCAGTCCATTCAAGGAAAACCCTGTTGATTTTGTGAAATGGGTTAAGAATACACAAGTTAGCGCTAATGATTACAACCCTAATGCAGTAGCACCTCCTGAAATGAAGCTGTTAGAACATTCGATTGATCATGACGGCTATACGCAGCCTATCGTGGCATGGGAAAAAGAAAATGAAATCGAAGTAATTGACGGCTTTCACCGCCATAGGGTTGGCAAGGAATCCAAAACAGTACAGCAAAAGGTTCACGGGTATCTACCTATTGTTGCCATTAAAGATGATTGCCAAGGCCGTAACGACCGCATAGCTTCAACTATTCGACACAACCGAGCGCGTGGGAAGCATAAGGTTGAATCAATGTCTGACATTGTTTTAGAGCTTAAGCGTCGCAATTGGTCACCAAAGAAAATCGGCAAAGAATTAGGCATGGACCAAGATGAAGTGTTGCGCCTAGTTCAAATTACTGGCCTTGCGGAAATGTTTACAGATAAGGAATTCTCAGAAGCTTGGGAAGTTACTGAATACACAGAAGAGGTAGAAGTCATTGAGTAAAATTGAGCGCATATTTCATCCATATTGGGACTGGGAAGAAATTGATTCAAATATGTGGGGAACAGTCAATGATAAGGCTAAATACCTAGAAGCCGCTATAGAGCTGACAGGTGATGCAGAGCTTTATGGTAGCTGGATGATCAAAGTTGTAAAAAAGTGGAAATACTCTTGCGAGCATAACCTTAGCCATAAAACGCAAAACAGGCAGGCTTGGATAGGCCATGCCGCAGTAGCAATGGCCATAGGGTGTCCGGAAGACATAGTAAGAAAAGCGTGGTGGCACTTAACAAAAGATCAGCAAGATGAGGCTAACGCAAAGGCCGATGAAGCAATTGCGTTATGGGAAGAGTTGTTTTTAAGGGGTGAATTATGAGTAAAGTAGGATTGGGTTTAAATGTTTACGATGCAGCGGTAGAGCGCATTAAGTGGACTTTTGATAATTTTGAGCGTGTATATTTGTCCTTTTCAGCGGGCAAGGACTCTACAGTAATGATGCATATGGCCTGCCTAGAAGCTAGGGCGAGAGGTGTAAAAATTGGAGTTCTAATTGTTGATCTTGAGGGTCAGTATAAGCTTACAATTGATCATGCAAAGGCGATGTTTGATCTTTATTCGGACTGCATTGAACTCCATTGGGTTTGCCTGCCTATTGCTCTTAGGAATGCAGTGTCTGTATATGAGCCTAAGTGGATCTGCTGGGATGATGACAAGAAGGATGATTGGATCAGGGAATTGCCTGACGGCGCAATACATGATTGTAGTCACTATGAATGGTTTGAAAAAGGCATGGAATTTGAGGATTTTGTTCCATTGTTTGGCGAAGAATACTCGCAAGGCAAATCATGTGCCTGCATGGTAGGCATTCGTACAGATGAAAGCCTTAATCGTTATCGAACCATTGCCAGCAATAAGAAGATCAAAAAAGATGATAAACAATGGACAACAAAAGTCACTGATAATGTTTATAACGTTTACCCTGTTTACGACTGGAGAACTCAGGATATTTGGATTTATCACGCTAAAAATCCAGATTTGCGACACAATGAGCTTTATGACTTTATGCACAAGGCTGGCCTGACAATTCACCAGCAGCGTATTTGCCAGCCATATGGTGATGATCAGCGCAGAGGGTTGTGGTTATTCCATCTTATTGAGCCAGAAACATGGGCCAAAATTGTTGCGCGTGTGTCGGGTGCAAACTCAGGCGCTTTATATGTACAGGAAAGCGGGAATATTAACGGCTACAATAAAATAGAGAAGCCTGAAGGCCATACATGGAAAAGCTTTGCCAAGGTTCTTATGGAGTCAATGCCAAATAAAACAAAAGAGCACTATGAGAATAAAATAATGCTTTTCTGTAACTGGTGGCAGGAGCGCGGATACCCTGATGGCATTCCTGATTTTGCTGACTCTAATCTTGAAACTAAGCGAGAAGTACCAAGTTGGCGTAGAGTTTGTAAATCACTGTTACGAAATGACTATTGGTGTAAGGGCTTAGGGTTTAGCCAGCACAAAAACAAGGCGTATCAAAAATACCTAGATCTTATGAAGCGCCGTAAAGCTGAGTGGAAAGAAGCAGGAATGGAGACAATGAAGTGAATCAATTAGCTGAATTTAACCAGTCAGCCTACAGAATGCCGTTGAAGGACGGCACTTTGTTTGAGCTAAAAGATAACGACCTAATTATGTTCAAACAGGTCTACACAGCAATAGACGTAGAGCTTGAGCTTAAAAAGATGATTGCTTGGCTGGTATCAAATCCAAGCAACAGAAAAACAAAGCGTGGGATTATGCGCTTTATTAATGGATGGCTAAGCAGGGCAAAGCCTCAGCCAGTTCAACAGCAAGTATCGCAAAGACAGTATATCCAAAACACAACACTTGAGGAGCGGCTGTCTGATGATAGCTGGGCGCAATAATGAGTAATACAAAATACAACACAATGGTATTCAAAGGTAAGCCGGATGGTAATTTCTTTGCTACACCATACTTAGGAATGGAGTGCGTAGCGTGGAGTATGGGACAAGCTTTAGATGAAAAAGAGCAGTTAGAAAACTTTATTCGTGATCTTTCTTTCGGTGAAATTGAATTTCCAGAGGATGAGGCTCGGGACTTAATGCAGAGAATGGGTTGGAATTAACTATGAAAAAAGAAGAAATAATCGAGTTTTTAGAGAAGATTGGCGCAGAGGTAATAAGTCAAGATGATTTCTTTATTAAATTTAGATATGAGCACCATGATGTATTGTTATCAAATTTTTATGAGCTAGATGAAAAAAAGATTATTGAGTTAATAGTTAGGGAGGTTAAGCATATTGCAACAATGCAAGAGAGGTTTACCATTCAAAAAGGGGTAAAAGAGCTGCTAGGGATAAAATTATGACCCACTTCACAATGAAAGGACTAAGAGGCGACCAATTGAAGCACGCTAAATTAAACGAAAAGCTAGTACGGAAAATAAGACAAGAGCGAGAACAGGCGATAAAGCAGCGTGAAGAGCTAAACAAGAAAATCCACGCAAAAGAGCTGGCCAAGGAATACGGGGTGCATATCCGTACAATGGAGAGTGTTTTAGGTGGTTATAGTTGGACGCATATTTGAGGGGGATTTATGGGCGATATGGCAGAAGATTTTAAGGCTCTAAAGGAAATTAACCAAAAGCGAAAGCAGGGTAATCTAGAAAAAGCTAATGATGATGGATGGAAAAAGCACACACCTTATCACTGGTCGCGAAATTTAAATGGAAGTCGATTGGATTACTGGCCAAGCACGACCAAGTTTAAATACAAAGGGCGGTTTTACATTGGTGGAATTGAGGGATTTATTAAAAAGCGCGAAGTTTGGTAGTTTTTGCCAATGATTTCCTTAAAAGTTGGTAGTTTTTGCCAATTAAAAAGGGGTTTGACTGGCTATAATTGGTACATCAACTAACGAAAGGACGGACAAAATGAAATCAGTTACTAAGAAAATTAAACGCAAATCAAAAGAATCAGCTCAAGAAGCAATGCAAAAGCATATCGATACTATGAAAGCTAAAGGCTGGTCAGTAGACACGGAATTTGATGGAAACGCTGGCTGCACTTACGAGTGTATAACGTGGTTTTATAAGTAATAACACAACAACTAGCGGCGTAGCGTTATAAAACGCCAAACTCAACAAAAGGAGCAAAAATAATGAAACCAACATTAGAGCAAATCAAAACAGATGAGAGCGTATGGCCGAATAACTCTACTTATTGGGTGGATGGAGTTTTTAAGAAATGGGTCGATGGTAAAGAGTATACATGGTCACCTGAGTTGCGGGAGTGGCTTCGTGAAGATATGAACTGGCATATAGGAAGGTATAGAAAAAATGGTGGATATAGCATTATCCCCCGACCCACTAAAGCCTTTGTGCCAGAGGTTGGGGTTGAGTGTGAGTATTGGCTAAAGCGTGACGAGGATGCGGTATTTAAGTGCGAGCCAAAATATGTGAGCGAAAAGATGGTTGTGGCTAATTGCTTTATTAAAGGAAGGACCATAGAGCAGGCATTGCAATACCATGAAGCTGGATTCCGCCCCATCAAATCCGAGCGTGAAAAGCTGGTTGATTTTCTTTTGCTAAGCATTGATAAGGGCCTAAGCTCAAAAGATATAGCTGAAGGACTGTCTGAAGTCTTCTTGCCTAAATATGCGGAAGAAGGAAAGGAGTCAATGAGGTGATCTATTTCGGACAAGAGCCAAATATCAGCCTATCTGCAAAAATGGTTATCACTGACAACGAACTGCGCAGAATGCGTACGGGTGAGCTAAAAGGGTGTAGCTATGAATCAGCTGGTAGCTACGTTTGTATCTATGTAAAGAAAGGCAAAAAGGTACGCATAGGCACCTATGACACAATTGAAGAATGCAACGCAGCCTATGATAGATGCGAGATAGAAAAGAAAATCCACAACCTTAAGCAGCGCCTAAGGTCAAAAGGTTATCGCACTAGCAAGCTGGCATCAGGTCAAAGCTATGCCGTAGAAACTGAAAAGGGGTTTAAAAGTTTTGCCACGAAAGAAGAGGCCCGAAAGGTCTATGAGGATATTATTAACAATCAAATCAATGAGTTAGAAAAGGAGTTGCATGTGTAATAAGCAGTCATTTGAAACAAAAGCCCATGCTGTAAAGGATTGCAAGATTAGATGCTCTACGGCAGGGGATTACAAGAAGATCAGGAAGTTAAGGCCGTATCTATGCCCAAGGTGTGATAAATGGCACTTAACGAGCATTAAAAAGAAAATTCAACGCGTGATTAGCAAAAACTACCAAAATAAAAACTAGGTTGTAACTTCTTGCCAATTACAACCTAGTTTAAATATTAGATGATACAGGCTCACTAAGGGGGTTTTATGAATATACAGCAAGAAAACGAAAAGGCGCTAGATGGCGTTGTGAGTGTGTCGGATTTCATAATGGGCCAGCGTGCCTGTAAAGATGGAAAGCCACACCAGAGTAAGTCTGAGTCCTACAATCGCGGCTATGCGTTCCAGTATGAGTTAGAGCAAGCGCTATCGCATCAGGGGGTTAACTAAAATCCTATTGAAAATAAGCTATTCTTATATTAGAATAGTTTTCTTTTTTTAGGTGGATTTTTAAGATGCACAAAAATACAAAAGACATTAAAGGTCAAAGGTTTGGAAAGTTAAAGGCTATAGAAAAAGCTGAAAATATAGGGTCTAGGGTTGCATGGCTATTTGAGTGCGATTGCGGGAATAAAAAAAGCATAATATCAACTAATGTAGTATCTGGTAAAACCTCGTCATGTGGGTGCGCAAGAGGCAGTCATAATTTATCTGGAATTCCAGAGTATTTAGTTTGGTACTCAATGGTATCGAGATGCACAAATGAAAATCATAAATTTTGGTTTAGATATGGAGGCAGAGGAATTAAGGTTTGTGATAGATGGCTTAGTTTGAATTGTTTTCTAGAGGATATGGGTAGGAGACCAAGTAGAAAGCACCAATTAGACCGGATAGACAATAATAAAGGGTATTATAAAGATAATTGCAGGTGGGTTTTTTCTTTAGATAACGTAAGGAATAGGCACGATTCAAAAAGGTGGTTTTTCAATGGGGCGTGGTACGAATCAATGCGGCACGCGGCAAAGGAAAACGGGGTTGCGCATAGCACGGTAAGAAAGTGGTGCAATAATAAATTAAACGGATGCTACTCGGAGAAAAAGTATGGAAAAGAGTGAAGATATAAAAGAGCTTTCATCTGCCTTATGTAAGGCGCAGTCGCAAATGGGTGGGGCTACAAAAGAGACTAAAAATAGCTTTTTTAAAAGCTCATATGCCGACCTATCATCAGTAGTTCAAGCTGTTAAGCAGCCTTTTGCTGATAATGGATTAAGTTATTCTCAATTCCCAATCTATGAAGATAAACTTGTTGGCGTTGAGACTATATTAATGCACTCAAGTGGCCAGTGGATTTCTAGTAAGCTTTTATTGCCAATGACCAAGCAAGACCCGCAAGCAGCAGGCTCAGCTATTACTTATGCCCGCCGCTATGCTTTACAGGCTATTGCTGGAATACCTAGTGAAGACGATGACGGGAATGCAGCTACAAAGTCAGAACCAAAAGCGCCTGTATTTAAAATAGATGAAACGTCTAACAACTGGATACGAGCGATCAAATCAGGTGAGGTTAAACTTGAAGACATTCAGGACATTAACTACCGAAACTTCATAAGGGGGAATTTATAGTGAATACATACTTTGATATAGAAACGATACCAGCTCAAAGCGGCGAATATTGCTATGAGAACTTTTTAGCAAAAGAGCTAGAAGATTTTAAGGCGCCAAGCACATTAACAAAAACCCAAGCGTGTACTGATCTTGGTCTGACTGGGAATGATGCTAAATACACAAGCAAAGATGACGCTATTGTTTTATGGGAAAAGAAATTCGCAGAAGAGAAAGCACCAGAAGTAGCAGAAGAGAAGTGGCGCAAGACTGCATTGGATGGCGCTTCAGGTGAGCTTATTAGTATTTCATGGGCCGTAGGCGATGGTGATATTTGCAATGTTAATCGTGAGCTGTCCGGTCAAGAGGATGTGTTGCTCGCCTTGTTTTTTTCTAACCTTGATGAACAGCTTAATCAGCGCCCTCCTTATTTCATTGGTCAATATATAGGCGGTTTTGATCTTAAATTCTTATTTCATCGTGCGATTATATTAGGTGTGAAGCCTCCTTTTGATTTACCTTTTGATGGTTATCATGGTCGTGATTATTTTTGCACTCAGGCTGCGTGGGCTGGCCGTGGTGGTCGAATGAGCCAAGACAACTTATGCAAGGCATTGGGCATTAAAGGCAAACCTGATGATATTGACGGCTCAAAGGTATGGGATTTTGTTAAAGCTGGGAATATTAAGCGAGTAGCAGAATATAACGATGATGATGTAAGCAAGGTTCGGCAAATACACAAAAGACTAACATTCTCAAAATGACACAAGAAGAAGTAAAAACACTGCTGTCAGAAATGGCAGCAGACACAATAAACCAACTAAAACAGATAGGTATTTTATAATGGCACGAGGCTCAATTAATAAGGTGATTCTAATAGGCACCTTGGGGCGTGACCCAGAAATTCGTTACACTTCAGCAGGAACCGCGGTTTGCTCGTTAAGCGTGGCCACTGACGAAGGCTATAAAGACAAAAACACAGGCCAGCAAGTGGACGCTACTGAGTGGCATCGTGTTGAGATGTTTGGTCGATTGGCAGAAGTTGCAGGCGAATACTTGAAGAAAGGCTCAAAGGCTTATTTCGAGGGGAAGCTTAAAACCGATGAATACGAAAAAGATGGCGTTAAGCGGTATTCAACTAAAATCATCGCTAATGAAATGACTATGCTAGACAGCAAACCGGATGGCCAACAGCAAAACCAAGGCTATGCACCACAACAGCAGGCACCTCAACAAGCGCCACAAATGGCACCACAGCAACCAGTCTATGGGCAGCCACAGCAAGCACCACAACAGCAACCAGCTTACGGGCAACAGCAACCACAAAATAACGGCTACGCACAGGCTCAAAACGGAAATTTCAACCAGCCCCAGCGGTAGGGGCGAAAGTACCGCAAAAATCGAATGCGTTTGATGACTTCGATCCAGACGTGCCATTCATGCGAATACAAAACGAATATATTTATTAGGAGGGTAAAAATGAGCACACTATTATGCGATCAAGAATTTGTAAAAACAGAAAATAGCAGGAAAAGGATGATTGATGCACTAAGATCTGCTTTAAATTCAGCAGAATCTGGTGAAAGTGAAGTGACAATTAATTTTGATAATCTTGAGATAACGTGGAATTACAAAGATTGTGAATTTTTTGTAATAGGTTGATAAGCCCACGGCGCTTTAATTAGCGCCATAACAGTACTGCATTAAATAATATGAAACTAGAATTCACAAAAGCCATAGGTGGCGTGTTAATACCAGTTGATGACTTTGTATTAGATAAGATGCAGAAGTTTAAAACTGGCGGTCTTTACGAGGTTGAAATTAAACGGGTTAGAAATCCGCACTTCCACGCCAAAGTGTTTTCATTTTTTAAATTCTGCTTTGATCACTGGTCAGCCAATAAAACCCATTGGGAAAATATGAGTGAGGCTAGGCAGTTCGAGTCATTCAGGAATGAGCTGACAGAATTGGCAGGGTTTATAGAAACAGCATACTCAATAGATGGCGTATCATTCACCACTAAGGCTAAGTCACTTAGTTTTGGCAGTATGGATCAAGATGAGTTTGAGGAATGCTATAGCGCGCTTATAAACGCAGCTATAAAACATGTATTTATAGGCACTACTGACGAAAACATATTAAATGGGCTGCAAAGCTTTTTTTAGGGGTAAATATGGGAATTAAAGTAAATCCAGCAGATCAGGCGTTTAGCAAATGTGTAAGGTCGGCCAATGCTTACACTTGTTATAAGTGCGGGGTCCAGCATGATAAATCTAGCTCAGGCCTTCATTGTTCACATAACTTTTCACGCCGTCACAGGACTATTCGCTGGTGTAAAGAAAACGCCCTGCCTTTGTGTTTTGGCTGCCATCAGTGGTTTGGTGGAAATCCGGCTGATTCTGGCCAATGGTTAGAGCAAGAAATAGGCGAGGGGGCTATTCAGATTCTAAGAGAGAAGCGAGATTCAAAAGTAAAAGTTTCTAAATTAGAAGAAAAAGACATCGCCAAGCACTACCGCGAGAAACTAAAGGAAATTGAGAAAAAGCGTGATTCTGGTCAAACCGGATATATTGATTTTGAAAGCTGGCAGTAGTTGTAACTTTTTGCCAATGATTTAAGTGAATATTGGTAGTTTTGGCCAATGCAAAGCTATCAATATTAAACAATAATAAAAGCTCACTTAAAGGGGATACCGCAATGCACGAAAAAATTGAACTAATCCGCCAAGCACTTAACGCGGCGCAGGATGCAGAGATTAAACTTTCAGGTGTAGCAATCGAGGCCTTGCAAGAAGTTAATCAATATATCTTTGAGGTTGAAGTCTTATTGCAACAAGCAGAAGAACAGCTTCTCGACAAGGGAGTGATAGCTCATGGGTGAATGTAAAGAGCAGGGCAAGGCGATGATTGCGGCATTCTCTATTGTATTTGCACTGGGTGCTTTCTTTTATGTAAGCAATGAACAATTCAAAGAAGAAATGAAGCAGGCAGAACCTAAGCAGACTTTAACACCAAAATATAACGCTAAAGCCCAATTGGTAGCAGCTTGCAAACCATTTCAAGAGTAGTTTTTACATAAGTGGTTGCGTTTTTTGCAATCAGTTTGATGTTTTTGTTGCTCTATTATTAATTTATAGGATGAGATGAACATGAATGATTTAACCAGCTCAGTAATTGAAGGTGCTAAATCACTAGCAATGCCGATGATTATTTTGGGCACTGGCTTAATAGGTTTTGGGTTACTGAAATACAGTCTCGAACCTTGGGTAGTTGAAACAGTTTGCAGGGAGTTGATTAAGTGTGATTAATAATAACCAATACACGGCGCTTTAATTAGCGCCATAACCCCGCTATTCAGCGGTTTATCCGCTGTAATGCTTTGTTATATTCAGGAGTGACAATAAATGCAAAATATAGTTTTCAGCAGCTGCGGTAATGATTCTGTCGCACTGATTCAATGGGTTATTGAGCGCGACTTAGAAAATCTTGTTGTTGCGTACTCAGATACGAAATGGGCAAGCCCTGACTGGCAAAGTCGTGCTGATCGTGTGCGGGATTATGTCGAACAGAATGGCGGAAAGTTTGAAGTCATCGAAAGCGAGGGTTTTGCGAATCTGGTTAGGCGCAAGAAAGCGTTTCCTGCTAATGGTATGGGCTTTTGCAGTTATGAGCTAAAAATCAAGCCAGCAATGGAATGGTTGGAAAAATTTGATTCAGAAAAAAAGGCGGTCTGCTATACGGGCGTTATGCGAATTGAATCAGAGAATAGGAAGAATTGGCCGGAAGTGCTCGAATCAAGCCCGAACCACGGGGGTCGTAAACTTGTGTCACCTTTGGCTTGCATGACACTAGAAGAACGAAACGCACTACTTGACCGCGCAGGTTTTGAAGTGCTGCCACATAGATCAATGGAGTGTTCGCCCTGCATTAACGCGACTATTCGAGACATACAAGAAACGAGCGCGAGCGACATAATAAAAGTGATAAATCTGGAAACTGAAATGGGCGTGGGTGAACGAAGCGGAAAGCCTAAATTCATGTTTAGACCTCACAGGATGCAGGGTGCAAAAGGATTCAAGCAGGTAAAAGATTGGGCTGATCATGGTGGCGGTAAGTACTCGCCAGAGCAAGAGGACTTGTTTGGGTGCGCCACTGGTTTTTGTGGAATATAACGCTTAGGATGAGACGCCTGCGGGACAGTAACGATTAACTTGGAGGAATGACGACGATGAGTGAAGCCAAAAACCCTAAAACAAGCAACGCGGTAGCAGGTCGTTTCAAGCCTTTTGTTATACGTTGGTTGTGGGAAGAAACCACAAAACAGGCATTGATAGGAATAGCTGGATCTTTGTATTTGATTTTTGGTGTCCTGCTTGTAACTGGGCCTATGTTTGCCATTGCTGCGCTTGCTGACGCCTACTTAAATTGGTTTCTGCTTTTGTATATACCGTGGGCAATCACATTGCCACTAACAGGCAAGCCGATTGCTATGTTATTTGAGTGACGTATAACAACAAAATACAGGGCGCTCGCGTCCCTGAAATTAAAAGTCATTAATTTTGGTAGTTTTTGCCAATTACCTATTTGGCCAGTAGTGCAATAATAGGCCATCACTTAGGGGGATTTATGGAAATTTTAGAAGTATTTGAAGATCACATCACAACCACAGCAGATGAACTACCGTATGACATGTGGCACAACAATAGCTTAGACGGTCGTGGCGATACTGTAGAAGTGGGTTTTGATTATAAGCAGGTGGGCGATGAATTGACTGGCGAGGTGTTTATCACTGTAGTGACTATGGGCGATAAAACCTTAAAAACCATTCATCAAGACCGCTCAGTAATGGCTAGTTATATTCAAAGCCATCTATCAAAACTGCAAGAAGAGTCGAAAGTAGAAACTAACGGGGGTTGGTGATGACACCAGAACAAGTAAGCGCGCTAAGTGATGTGGAATTAAATAGGGCTATGATTTGGCTTTATCCGCCGGAAGGTAAGCATTGGATGGATCCTGATACGGGTACTCATTATATGTTTGATGAGTATGATTTATATCAAATACACATGCTTGACGACTACAATCTAACGATGCCATTAGTTATTGAAGAAAAAATCCAAATTAACACAAAGCCGTACACAAAAGATACGTGGAAGGCATACCGTTCAATAGGTAGTCGCAGCTTCTCAGCATCAAATAAACGATACCTCCGCGCCGCCTGTGAGTGCTTAGTATTGATCGCAATGAGTAAAGCCAATGGATAACCCAGAAGCCTATCCAGAGCAGATACGCCAATGCCACAATAGACTAATGACAATGCAGTCTTTACGGCTTGCGGAGTCAGAGGCTGAAATGGTTAAAACCTTGCGGGCGCTAGAGAAGATAGTTAAAAGCGCTAGCAAGTCTGGTGATGGTGAAGTGTTAAAGCTGGCGTTAAACGAAAGAAACCGAGTGAGTGAATATTTATATAAAGTTAATAAGGGGTGAGAAGATGAATAACTCAGATATGCCAATTGATACAATTGTAGCTACAGATGCCTTAGCAAGAACAATGCGATATGAGGGGATAGAGGATACAATAAAATCCCTTGGTGGCCTTACTAAGCGAGAGTACTTCGCAGTCATGGCTATGCAGGGCTTGCTTTCAAATGGTACTCGCGCGCTTGTAGCTAGTGAATCAGTATCCATGGCCGACGCACTACTAAAGGAGCTAAACAAATGAAACCAACAGACCTAAAGTGCTATAAACAAGTAGCTGCCGTAATTGGCGAGGCTTATGCTGATTATGAGTTGCAGCTCGTTATTGATTGCCCTATATGCCAAGTAAGAATAAATGGCGAAGGTATGTTTGAATCCTTCTCATTTGACTACACCCCTCAAGGGCATGAATTCTGGGCTATCATACACGAAGGCAAAAACCCCTACGAACACGGCCATGATAAGCCAGAGCTAGGTATCTATACAAATTCCAATAAGAGTAAGGTAATGACTAATGAAGAGATTAAGTCTTATGTAGATGATTTAGTGCATGCAGGCTCAAGTGAACAAACCCCTGATTACAAGATAGGCGCTTGCTTAAATAATGGACCAGTACTAGATGTTAGTATGATAGTAAACGTCCCTGAATCAGAGAATGTGGAAAAAGAAATCAGCAAGGTAACAGCAGCAAGCATACTAGAAGCAGGCTTAGGCCATATGCAAGACAGAGCAGTCACCTACGATAACCCACAAGGCGAGCGCTCAATGGGTAAGACCGTTGACATGTTTAATGTACTTTATGGATTAGAGTTAACAGAAGAACAAGGCTGGGCATTTATGGCTATCTTGAAGCTAGTGCGTA